TGGCTTCAGTGGGTCTGCACATTTGATCTTGGTCTCGCAACTCGTCCAACTCCCGCTCTTTGCGCAGGTCTTTGACGAAATCTGCTCGGCGCTCGGCCTGGGATTGGGCGCGGTCGTCGGAGTGGGAATAACGGAAGGGAAATCTATCGAGGTTGCTCATGATTTATTTTGTCCCTGGCTTCGAGGATTGCCTCTTTGATGGTTGATCGTGCCTGTCCCGGATATTCGCAGCCTCCTACATAGGTTTGTTCAACAATCTCCGCAGCCTCCGTCAACGTCTCCCTCCTCGCTTTGTCGGTTTCTGAGACGAGGAGTTGGGCGACATGTTCTTCAAATTGAGCGTCAGTCTGAAGCTCATGGTTTTTAATCCATGCGCCATTCACCAACTCGCGTGCGTGTTCTATTTTCATAGCGTGAAATCGGACTCAGTATTTTCGTATTCGTCATGTGGGTAATCGCTCATTTCATTCACCCTTTCTTGTCGCGTTGTTTTTGTCGTTCCGACTGTTCGCCGTCCTTAAACCCCGCCATGTAGGAGCAACCAAAACAGAAAACGACCACCATCATCAAACCTAAGAATTGGAACAGAAAAATAATACTCATTTCTCGGTTGCGCCATCAGCGCGGTGGGGGTTGGGTTTCACTTAGCGAGTTCCTTTTCATACGGGCTATTCTTTGGCAACCGCTTCCATACTTCGTACCATTTACTGCTGTTGCTTGAAGGTTTCGACATTTCCATTCGCCTGCATATTCTACAAATACGGTAATATTTTTGGTCTCCCTTTTCATGCAAATAAAACCATTGGTGAACATGTAGTGTCATTTCCTCAGCTTGCTCTTAACTGTGGCTCGCCAACAACCGGCCTGAACTGACTCAGCGCGAGTTCACGCCCGACCTTTTGGCCTCCGGCGGTTTCTCTCGCGGGCGCGGGCTTCTGGATCGGGAAATGCGCGACGAAGATTCTTCCCAAGTCGAAGTAAAAACAGAGGCCGTATTCCTGCTTCGGCTTGAGCTGACGTGATTTGTTCCGTGCAACTCCTTGCATATGGGGAGTATTTAGCACATTTGCTGGCGGTTTCAAGATTGCGCTGTGCCTGCTTAGCCTCTGTCATTTTCACAAAGGCCATGAACCGTTCTTTGAATTGTTGGTCAGTTATTGGCATATTGTCGTTCATTTCCATGGTCTCCGTTCATACATTCAACCCATTGATCTCTGGCTTTTCTTTCGCTCATTATCGCCACTCCAAAAGCGTAAAGAGCCGCTTCGTAATTAAGGTTTATCTCGACTTCTTGTTTGGAGTAAACGCGGTCGATGTCCACATGAAGTCCGGCATTTTTAAGAGCCTCGTATGCCGACAAAAACCTGGCTCTGGCAGCAGCGAGAACATCTCCGCAGTGTGTGTAAATCACTTCTGATTCTTCAAATGTCATAATTCAGCGTCAGTAAACTTACAGAATTTCCCGTCGAACTTCAGTTTTACGTTTCCAATTTCTCCATCTCGTTGCTTGGCGATTATCAACGTAGCGTCCTCGCCGCCGTCTTTGCGCGGGCGGTGCAGGAGTGCCACCGTGTCGGCGTCCCGCTCAATCTGGCCACTGTCCGCTAAGTCGGTGAGCCTCGGCATTCGCTCCTTGTCTTTTTCGCTTTCTCTGTTCAGTTGGGCAATCGTCAAGAAGGCTGCTTGGGTTTCCACGGCCAACGCTTTTAAGACTCCGCTTACCTCTCCGACTTCGTATGTTCGCTTTTCGTGTTTCGTGCTTGGTTTTATTTTTTGCAGGTAATCAATCACCACAAGTTTTATTCCGTGCTTTCGGCAAAGTCGGCGCACAATCGAAGCGAGTCTATAAGAATCAAGACTAGCAATGCCTTCAACCACATAAAGCGGGCATGTCTTCATGCTGGCGTTGAAGTGGGTGAACAATTTGAACTGCTCTGGCTGGAACAGTCCGCTTCTCAAAACACCCATTGGCACACGGCAATGCGACGACAACATTCTCCGACACAACGCAACCGCACTCATTTCTAGAGTCACCACGATTGTTGGGATTTGATCCACTAAACAAACCTTCTCGACAATGTTCATTGCGATTGCACTCTTTCCGAGAGTCGGGCGAGCCGCAATTACGGTTTGTTCCCCAAGCTGCAACCCATCCGTTAGTCTGTCGAAATACTTGAACCCGGTTTCCAGGCCACTCTTTTTCCCGTTCAGATTACAACGCTGTTCAAGGTGAACCAGCAATGACTCCGCGCAGCGTTCCCCGTCATAAAGGTTTTGCGGTGCTTCATCTGATTCGGCCAGCGTGTTTTCAAGTTCGGCAATCACCTCGTCAATGTTCCCGTTCGCCACCATCGCCTTGTCCACGAACCTCAGCGCGGCTGCTATCACCGCCCGTTTTCGCCTGTGTTCAATCAGAATCGTTTTCCAGTAATCAAACGTGCTGCTAGCCGGGGACGCTGCTAGACATTGATTACACAGATCAATCGACGTGTGGCAGGTCTGAACAACGGACTGCACCGTGATAATTTTTCTCTCTGCGGCCATTACTCGAAGCGATTGAGCAAGTTCTCCCAGTTCCACCATGTAAAACCAGGACGGGTCCAGTTCTTCGGCGTATTCTTGATTGTCCAGGGCACAGCCAATTACGGCTCTTTCAGCATTTTCGTCATGTGGCGGGAGTTGGTCGGTCATAAAGCGTTCATCCACTCCTTTTCGTGTCCGACAGGGTAAAACCCGTCAATCCTGCCGTCTTTGTCCGGGACGCCTGGAGCTTTTGCCTTTTTAACGGTGCGCTCGTTTTCCGACCAAGTTTTCAGTTTTACCCGCCATTTCACCAACCGCCCGTGCTGGTTGATCCACGTTTGGTTGCCTTCGTGGTGCTCGAAAAACTTCTGCGCCACATGTTCGGGAATGCCACGGAGTGCGGCTTCTTCCTGAATTTCTTCTATGGTCGGAATGTTTGCTTCAGGTGTGTCCTGTTCTTTAATATGCTTCTGCTTCTGCATTGGCTTACAAAAGTTTACTTCTGCTAACGCCTGTTTACGCTGTTTACGGTAATCCCGCATGTAATTTCGCATGTAAACTTTACGCTCGTTTTCGTCTCTAATGTCCCTGTAATCAAGGTAATTGATGATTTTCCAACCCCAGTCTCGCTTCGGATCAATGCGTTGGATTCTTCGACCGTCATGTTTACGCGTTCTACTTCTTTTGTCGGGTTGCTCAAGCTGTCTCAGCATTTCGGTAACTTTGTCGATTGGAATACGGGTTCTGCCAGCGATGGCTTCCTGGGTCATGTCAACCACTCCGTCGCTCTCGGCTAGAACGAGTAGGTCCATAAAAAAGTGTCTTAGGGCGTAGTCGTTTGCGATGCTGCTATCAAATATCTGGGAGAAAACTTTGGCGTACACGCTGAAAAATGGTTTGTGAAACTTTTGTCGTGCCGTGGGAGGTTGTGACGCCAGACAGTGGATCGTTGAGGAACCGCTGATCCAACGGCACGACGAAAATTTCCAATTTAGTCTGCGTCACAACCGAAGATTCCCAAACTCCGCACCTCTACGCAAGAACTATTTTGGAAAAGTTATTAACAGGTTGTTCACAATTTCGCCTGGATCGGATAAAGCTGTTTCTCGTGGAGAATCCAAATTTCCTTCATGGGATACACCTGCCATAGGTGAACCCAAGGTGATCGCTCATGAATCCTGCGGAGGGAGGCGATTGAGAGTTTTAACATGTTCAACTGTTCGCTGAATTGAGCCAGAGCCTAGGCGGGATCACTGCACACTTAGGTTTATACCCGCCTTCTAGTGCCCTCTTTGGTAGTGCAGGACACAGGGCACGACAAGGATTAGCTCAATTCAAAGAACTGTTCAAAAATGGCCGCTGGCGTGAAACGCGTCTCAGACAAAACGCAAAAACACCAGCGGCCACCAACCGCACACTGCGACAACGAACACGGGCAGATTAAGGCCCGGGACTGAGGCGTGTCAATGGGATTTATTTAACATGCTCAAAAGCATTCAGGATTTGCTGTCTCGTTTTGAGGGCGTGTTCGTAAAGTTCCTTGTTGTAACCTGAGAGCGATTTGGCGAATTGTTCGTCCTGCGCTTTGCTCCCGGTGAATGGGTGATTGACAGATTCCTTGAATCCTTTGGCGATTTTATCTGCGGTCATAGTCTTTTTCAGTTCTAGATATTCGCCTTTCGCCCTGTCCAGATCACCGTCCTCTAAGGCGTATCGCAACTGCTGATATTTGCTGATCGGATAACTGCCCTTGTCTTTAGGAAGTTTCTGTTTGTCCTTCCACTCACCGGCGAGTTTGTACGTCTCGCTGATTGGACTGTAGCGGGAGATTCTTAATCCGAGAGAACCGGCCAACTGTTGAATCGGCGTGGTTGGGTTGTTCCTGCTGCTCTCGGTAAGTTCGCGCAATCCTGGCATTGATCTGAGCGTGATCGGAATGTAACCGGCCAGCAGTTCCGTGAACGTCTCCAACGGCGTAACTTTTTCGCCCCGGTAATTGAGTTCAGTCAACGCTTGTATTCCGCCTTTAACGATCAAAGGATTAACGCGGCCGTAAATGAACTGGCGCGTGTCCTTCAGCAAACTGTAAATGTCTTCCGGCACGCTCCGCATGGCGTATCTTCGGCCTTTGTAAACGAGTTCAAACGGGTGTTTCGGGTCATACGGCACACCAAGCATGTTGGACAGGATAAACGCCGTGCCAGCCTGGGCTGCTGCCAGAATCGCCACGGCTTTCAATTGTTCGTGACCGACTTTTGAAGTGAGACCTTTCACCGCCTGACCTGCAAATCGTGTTCTGGCCTCAAGAAAATCCGGTGCAAGTGCGCCTAATTGAATCAGGTGTTGAATCGTAGGATTGCGGTCAAGCAAAGCGTAATTTAGGTGGCCATAAGCAGCATTGGCCTGTTCTGCTGACGTGATCTTTACGTCTGCGAGTGTCATTTCGCCAGAAGCGAGTTCGTCAGCATACAGCTTTGTGTTGCGCTTTAACATGGCCTCGTAGGTCTTGAATTTGAGTCCTGGAATGTATTGGTGAAACAGGTAATCCTGATACCCGTCAATCACGTCAGCCAACGCTTCCCCGGCCTTCGGAATCTTCCTGATCCCACGCGACAGCAAAGAAGTTTTGGCACCAACCCCTTCCAGATAAACCCGTGAACTTGCCCTGTCCGGCAGCAACATTAGACCGTGATTGGCGGCGTCGAATTGAGCCGGATTACGCAGGTCAATCTTGGGTATTCCAAAGAACGGATTGACCATGTGGCCGATTCCGTGAGTGCCTTCCTGAACCTGGTGGAATGGCGCAAGAAAACCGAACATCTCACGTTTCATGGCCGCCTGACCAACGTCAATACCACGAACAATTGCGCGTGGAATCTGAGCCATGCCACCAACCGGATCGTGATACCACTGGCGCAATGCCGATTGTCCAAGCATAGCGTTTACCCGACGATATGCGTCCGGGTGTAAGGCGAGGTCGGCTTTAACAAATACCGGGTTGCCATTCGTATCTTTGCTTTGCCAAATCCAGTCATGCAACGCCGGTTGATTCTCCATTGTCTTGTAATCTGCTGTGTCCTCACCCCGGAGCGCACGCGGTTGAACCAACACGGCTTTACCTTCGTCGCCTTCGACAACCTTGACGTGACCTCTTTGCGCCACAAGCGGTCTGCCGTCGGCTGCCGTCTCATTGGCCAGGTCACGGACAAATTGTCTATCCGCAATCACCTTGTTCATTTCGTGGATATACGCTGGCAGAAGTTTCCCGATTGCGAGTGTCTTTGGTTTGAATCCGGCTTGATCGCCTTCAAAGAACGTGGCAAATGTTCTGGCTTTGGAGAATCGAAAGCGTTGCTGCAACATGCCTGTGCCGAATCCCGTCCCCGGCCTTTTCACGTACCAAACGTGAGGAACGTAGTTTTCGCGGTGCGAACCGAGCACGTCGAATGTATTCCCGCGAGTTTCCAAGGTTGAGAATGCCGCAATTGCTTTGTTGGCCACGGCGACTTCCTTGGGCGTGAGGGATTGCGCGTCACGAGCCACGTCCCTCATCCACTTCTGTTTGGCGTTAGTTTCCCACTGTTTGAGAACAGCCACGTCTCCACCGGCTTCCCTCCAAATACTGATTGCATTCTGTCTGCGTTCGGTTGGAACGTCGCGCTTGATTTCTTTTTGTGCTCGTCGCGCTTCGTCCATTGATTTCTGGAGCTTGCCACTGTGCTGTGCTGTCACCTTGTCGAGTGGGGACATTTTGCGATTGGCAAATTTGGGGATTGGGATACCAGCACCCAACTCCATTCCTGTTTCAGTGAATGGTTTTTCCATTGTTGCGCTAACCCAGTCGTCTATGGCCAATTGTTGCTTTGCTTCTAATGCCTCTTTTTCAGCCTTTGCCTTTTCTTGATTGGCTTTAAGCTTGGCGGCTCGTTCAACGTCAATTCCTTTTTCTCCAGCGAGAGCAAAATCTTCGGTTTGAGTGCTGGAAATCAAGTCGCCTTGTTTCTCGCCGGGAAGCAGTTTCGGTTTGGTGACGGCCTCTCCAAAATCGTTTTCAACATGCTCTCTAAGTTTTTCCAATGCCGCCGCACGTCCAGTAGGAGTGTCAATCGAATCAGGGTCAATTCCCGCTTCGATGGCGGCATTACGCCTGGCAATCTTCAATTCCTTACTTTTTAGAATTCGTGCTTGAATACTGGCTGTTCCTTGTTGACCTCCACCGCCTGTTTCGGCGTAGAGCGATTCTGGATTTCTCGCCCAACCGCGTTCCGCCGCATGTTCCATTACCATCGCGTCAAATTCCTGTGAGGCTTTTTGTGGGCTGATCGACTTGCTTGGTTTTGTAACTACTTCAGATACCGCTTGGCCTTCCGTATTGACGGTGGGCGCAGTTTCTTTTTCCGTTGCGGCAGCGATTTCAGGTTTGGCGTTTTGTGCGCCCACTCCTTGCAATTCCACAACCCCGCCTTCCCCCGCGCCTTGAGCGCGAAGCATTTCCTCTGCTGACTTTTGCTGACGAAGGGCATTTTCCGTTCCTCCTTGTTTAGCGACTTCCGCCGCTGTTATTGGTGCGACTGTGTTTAAGCGGTCAATCAACTCTGCGCGTTGACCGGCTTCGGCTGGCGTTTCAATTGGCGTGATTGCTTCGAGCTTGGCTTTGACACCTTTAACAGTGTGCGCTCCGGTCAACCCGGCAAACACTCCCGTTCCGGCCATCTCGGTGATTGCTCCGGCCTTTTGTCCCGGACTCATTTCCGACCAGTTCTTGTATGTGTCCTGAACTTTCTGGCCAAGACTATGAAGCAAGTCCGCCGTGAACAACGCGGCCACGGCTGTCGGTGCAACTGTTCCTGCCGCCAATGCTTCAACGCCAAGTGCGGACGTGAAGAACTGTGGAATTCCAACGCCAAGATTGACGACCTCCTTGCCAATTGCCGTAAGTGGCGAATCCTCTTTCTTGACTTCAAACGGTGTTGGAATCGGGCTTGGGTGAGTCAGCGTTTCGCCAGCGGCCTCAATCGGCTCAACCAATGTCTCGGCTAAACTTGCAACCGGAACGCGCCCACCTCCCTTGGTTGTGGACTCGCCTAAAACTCTTGGGATTGTGAAACGAGATTCTTCAACTGGCTTGGCTTTGGCTGGTTCTATGGGTTCGATAACGTCATAACCTTTGGCTTCAGGCTCGATTATGTCGTAACCAGATTTCGTTTCCGGCTCTAGGAGGTCATAAGCCACAACTCAACGGAGTTTTACTTTGCCAACGCCTTCGAGGTAAATAACGTCGCCAGCTTTCGCACCAGCAGTTCTGGCTGCTTCTTCAGATTGATACTTGGCGGTTTCCTGTCCAGTCTCAGCCGCTGCCTTTCCACTCGGCACGGTTCGTTTGATCGTAATTTCTCCGTGACCTTTCACGGCTTTGACCTCCGGTGTTGCGCCAATTGAAGTTCCGAAATATCCAGGTTTTGCCGGAGCAGCTTCGACGGCCTCGACCGCTGGAATCTTTTCCGTTTCAGTCTGTAACCCCTGAGCCGCTGCTGAAGGATTCTCAAACACCATTTTGCCAGTGGCTGGGTTGAACACCTTTCCGCCCGGCGGCACGTTCAGAATCTTGTTCTCGGCTTTGGCTTTTTCTTCAGCGAGTTTCTTGGCTTCATTCTCTGCCTTTACACGTTCATTGATAATCCCCAACGCCTTGAACTGATCGCCATTAGGAACTTTCGCCGGGTCTTGTTCCATTTCCAATACGGCCGCCTGATACGTTGGCGGGACAGCAGCCAAATCTTTCCAGAACGTGTTGGCCAGCGATTGTTTCACGCGACCTTCGTATGTCTTGGTTGCGGCTTCGCTTGCCGCCAATTGCACGCGGGTCATGTTGGAGAACACGCTGGATAGATTCTTGACTAACGGCGCCGTGAGTGGAGACAGGGCAGCCCCCGGATTCTTGACCAGGAATCTGGCCATGCCTTCCTCGTCCTCAACACCAAATGCCCGCATTTGATCGACCAACTCCTTGCTCGCCTCCATTTGCGCCCGCATTTGGTTCTCACGAAATTGCAACTGCTCGATCCTAGACTGCCGCTGCAACTCGACACTCTCCCGCGCCGTGCGTGCATTGTAACCGCTAATGGCCGCCGCCGCCGCGCTGCTGTTGCCGCGCTCAACCCAAGGTGGGGGCATGTTCTCGAAAAGACTCATATTCTATTTTGATAGGCGAACACGCCGTGATATTTTACGGCAGCTACATTGTATGCACATGCGGCATCCCTTACATTATCGAAGCACCCTAATGGGAAAGACTTTCCAGACACTTTGATCCTGACTCTAAACTTTCTGTTTTTAGGAATCCATGTAACTCCCTTAAATCCAGTTGGAGAATCAGACCTTGGGCCTTGGTTCATTTGGTTTTGAGAACGCGTACAATGTCTCAAATTACTTCTTTGATTATTCAAACCATTCCCATCTTTGTGGTCAATAATGCAACCATGAACAGTTCCTAGGATCACCTGGTGCATTTTGACATGCTTTGTCTTTGCCCCTTTTTTCCCGTAAGCAATAGCATAGCACCCGTAACCAGGAACTGGTTGATTTGCGAACCATGAAAACTGTGAAATCTTTTCAAAGTCAGTGTCATCACAAAGCGCTATTTGTCCGGTAGGCAAAGAGATTGTTTTCATGTTATTCTCCCCACGGGCCTATTCCAATGTCGGCATTGCTGCTACTGGTGTTGGGGTTCCCACCGCCGGGATTATAGCCAGTAGGATTGCTGTTGCTGGTGTTTGGTTGCGTCTTGGCCTGTCCACCGCTGTAATACGACAGCACAATGTCCAAAGCCGCGTCCAATCCCCGCCCAATCCTCGACGACCAATCGTAGTGTGCGCTCACGATGTTGGCCATGTACTTGCGCTGAAATTGTTGTTCCCGTTCTTTGAACGCCACATCAATCCTCTGCATGGTGTTCGGCACCGCTTGAGCCAGAACATTCGCCGGAGATATGAACCGCGCCCCGGTCGATTGCTGCGCCATCGTCGTCCACCGCGTTGCCGCGTCCAATCCGCGCTCCATAAGATTCAAACTGGTGATCCCCAAATCTCGCGCAACCAGATTCCTGCCCATGCCCGTCCCGCTATACCCGCCATACAAGGACTTCACCGCGCCTGACCGCTGGATATTCTCCTGAACGTCCTGCGGGATTATCCCGGCTTGAAGCGATTTAATGTAATCCGTGACACCGCCGGAAATGCTCGCATACTGCGGGAAACCAGTCGCCAACATCTTTTGCCATTGCTGCTCCGACAATGTGTTGAGGCTGGACGCAATCTCGCCAGCCTGCGGTAGATACTTCTCTGTCGCCGCTATCTGCGCCTCAGTCTCGGCATCGACGCTAATAGGCTTGAGCTTAGGAACCTTGGGTTCCTTTTCCATTACGGCAGAAAAAAAGTCGCTCAATGTATGTCCTTTAGTTACAGCATGTTATAGACTCCAGCACCATAAACTTCTCTGGCTGGTAATCGAACTGGTTGAACAATACCTGAACCGTTATAGTGGTGAAGCTCACGCCCTAAAGTTATCAACGCACGCGCCTCCCATTGTGCTGATTCCACGGCTAGGTTCCGTTCTCCCTTGAGAATCGATTGGCACATATCCTTCAACGCTGGCAGATTGCCAATCACAAGCCAGTCCGTATCCACCCGAGCCGGAACGTAATCTAATTTTACTTCAGCGGTCACGGTCTTGGTCTCACACGCCCCACCGCTGACGCGGGACAAACCCGGAATCAAACTGCGCCGATACGAAGGGTTGGTTTCGTCCGGTTCATAAATGGCAATCGCCCGCTGTGTCGTTAGGTCTGTGTCATATTCATAGAGCCGCACAAATCCGTTCGTGATCGGTTTCTGAATCCCAGTAATCGAACTGAAAAACTTCGTGCTCGTAACCGGCGTGGTCGAAATCGAAACGTATTCACCGTCCACCCATTCCCCGCTGACCAACGTGCGAATCCAGTTGAAATTCTCGTCATAACCCTGAATCAGAATCTTGGCCTCAGTAGCCTCGGTCACGTCGGCATACACCTTGATCTTTTTGTTGACGCCGATTATGTCCGCGAACGTGCAGGCTGTTCCCCGGTCAAACATTTGCAAACCGCCACAGGTATTGCATGAACCAGTCCCGTCACCTTGCAATCCCGGCCCGGTCTCAAGAAACTCAAACCAACCGTTCCTGATAAGGATTGGAGTGTTGCAGATGGCAACTGCTTCAACAGCGGCAATTATTCTAGGCCAAGTTAAACACCCGTTTGTCACGCAAATCTGATAGCGCATGACAGTTCCCCACGATCTCATGCAGGTAATCAGCCTCTGCATACTTTCGTTGACGTATGCGGTGAATCTGGCGTCGCTCGGATCAAGATTCAGCACGCGGCTGATTCCAGAATTGGGGTCTTTAGCATTTTCCAAGGTTGAGCGCATTTACGGTATTGCCCTCCGGTAAATCCTTGCGGTTCGCTTTATCACGAAAGTTCCAAAATAAGGCGGCAAGTTCGTAAACGTCATGGCCGTTGTTCCGCCGGTGCCGTCCCCAAGTGAATTGCGCGTGTGCCCGACCTTGACCGTGGCCACATTCTGCCAGAGCACTTCCAACCCACCACCAACACGCAAACGTCCCGTCTCACTCGCCACGTCCGGGTCGTCGCTTTTCTCCGTGCCGATTGTATGCTGGTGCGGTGGGACGTTGGCCGCAACCAAAGTCTCATGGGAATTCTCGCGCCCGCCTGTGCCGCCCACTGCGATTGTGGCGCCGCTGGTTGGGTCAGCCGGGTCAGCGGTAAACGTCCCGGGGCCAATCGGCACCCTTGCGTCGAAAAGGTGATCCACAGTCCAGAATGGCCCCGTGGTATCTGAAACTGCTCCAGCTTCACCACCATCGTAAGTTTCCAAATCCGCTTCAAGTCCAACCCACAATCTCCGCTCTGAACTGCTCGGTGGTGTTTCGTACGGGGCGAGCCAATCGCCCATGAAGAAAACGTAGGTTCGATCCAGTGAACCGTCATTGTTTAATCTGATCCACGGTTTCCCTCGATCCGACGGTGCAGGCTCCGAATTTCCAAAATTAAATAGGGAATAGTTCCCTGGTAGATAGGCTGAACTTAGCGTGAAGAAATCGGTGAGAAGACGCTGAAACGTGCTTAGGCAATAGCCTTCAGGTAAGGTTCCTGGAACTAAAACTACTGCGGCGTTCTCCGGCATTGGTTAAGGGGTGTAAGCTGAGTAAACCGGCTCTCGCGCAGTTTTACCGTCGAAAATCTGGTCACGCCACGCCCTGACACGATAATAATAGGTCGTTCCAACTGTAACGTCCGTGGCCGTAGTGTCCGTGTAGGTGTGTATTCTTGCCGGGACATTAGCTAGCGCAGTCCACGTTGTCCCGTTTGTGCTCCGTTCAATGTATGTGGTGTGGTGTGCCCGGGTTGACCCGCCCCAACTCAGGACGACCGTATCCAGCACGTCGCCGATCACCAAAAGCACCAGTTCTCCCGGTGGGGCGATGGCGGCGGGGTCTGTTGTGGCTGAGAAATCGAATATTAAAGATGCGCTCATGTTCTTTCCTTTACCGTTAAAGCAATGGCATTACAAGTTATTTATCAAGGATAGGTCTTTCCCGCTCCGCTATTCCAATCGTATTCCGAGTTGGATTCTGACCAAGCGTAGGCTTTCCAGAAGCCAACCTCGTCGAATTGATACCAGCCTGCGCTTGAAATGAATTCCATTACCGGATTTACCGAACCGATTCCGGCATGAACGTTGGACACTCTTGCGTCATTGTTGAGTTGGGCAAAAGCCAATCCTGACCCTGAATCGTAGCCAAACACGATTCTGTTCCATTGATCCAGAGTGGGAAGTCCAACGCTTATTGTAAGCGCCGCAAAGCCAACGGTGAAATCAACCTTTACAGCGTCGTCACTGTCTTGATAACAAGCCCACCCGTTCCCCGCAGAACTGCGCTTCAAGAGATAGTGAAAACTGCCGTCTAACACGGTGGGTTTTGCCCAAAAACGAACCGTCCATGAAACTCCAAAGAAATTGAAATCGGCGTCATTCCGGCTCATTGCTTGTCCGAAAACGGCGTCAAAAAAAGTGAATCCATTACTGATAATTCCAGCCGTAAGAGCGTCATCCGTGGCTCCGAATAGTGTTTTTCCTCCGATTGAATCCGGTGCGTCCGTTGTGTCGATCATTGAATCGAGCGTGTAATAGGCAAACGGCTCCGGCCACGGGTCAGGCGGCACAGGTTCCTGACAAACCAATTCGTCTGCGCCCTGTGCTGCGGCAACAAAGGCGTCCAGTGCGGCCTGGGCGAGCGCATTGGCTTCCTCCTGCGTGGCTGCTGAATAAGTTCCGGCAGCCCCAATAAGGCAGTCGCCGTCCTTTGTAATCCATTCAGGCAATTCTGCGCTGATTATCAGGCACCCGGCTTCATACGCGCCAATGTCAATCGTGCCGTTCACAATGCGAGACAATCCACGCTGATCCGTGGCTGGCGCGGAGGCATTGTCTCCAGCATTTAGTGCGGGACTGTTCGGCAGCAAGGCATGTGTCAATGTAGTCCCGCCATTGTCCTGTAATGGACCAATGAGCAATGCGGCGAAGTTCAACCCGAACTGATCGCCTGCGGCTGGCGTGATCGGATTTGTGCTGAATCCGTAAATGTTGCAGCCATCCGAGATTATGTCGGCCGTATCCCCGTCATAATCCATTGTCGTGTTCCCGGCCAGAATCGTGTCGTAAACATGCGCTGTGCTCCCCTCGGTCTGAAGCAGGCCGGTGTCATTGTTCGTGATCGTGCTGTTGGTGAATGTGACCGAGCCAAGATCGTTCTTTACCGCGACTGTGTTGGCATGACCGCTGACTGTGCTGTTGGCAATTGTAACTGTCCCGGTATCATTAAATATGGCCGCAGTTCCCGGCGTGTTCGTGCTGTCGTCGCTGACCGTTGTCCGGGTCAGTGTGATTGTGCCTTCGTTCAGAACCTGAAATCCGTCTGCGTTCAAGATATTGGCGGATATGGAGCACTCAACCGCGTCCAGCGTGCCGGAGTTGAACACGCCCCCGCCCGTATTCGCGGTAATCCGGCAGTTGGTCATGGTGGCCGTGGCTGCGTTATGGATTCCACCGCCTGCATTTGAAGCTGTGCAATCGTGAATGTAGAGGTCTTCGAGAATGATTGTGCCGGTTGGATTGTAGATACCAGCCCCGTCGGTCGCCTGCCCGCCTGAAATCTCAAGGCCGGTTATGGTCGGGTTGTTGTTGCCGATTGTGAACACCCGAAATGCGCCCGTCGAAACAATCGCAAGCAGGTCAGAACCCGGCCCCGTGATTATACAATCCTGATCTACCAATAAGGCGGCGCTGGTGAGGCTAATAATTCCTGTCACGGAAAAAGTTATTTCCTCGCCAATCCCGGAATCAGCAATCGCTTGGCGAAGCGAACCTGCGCCTGCGTCATTGAGATTGGAAACCACGATCATAAATCAGCTGCAAGCCTCACAGCAGAACTCGACGGTTTGGTTAAAAAACTCTTCGGGACCATCCCCTACAGTGATAACGAAATCCTTGTCGCACAGCACTTCCTCCGTTTCCGGGTCTTCCACTGCAACGGTGAATTCGTATTCGGTTGGCATATCACGCGCACTCAGGAGTTCCGCTCACTACCCCAGTCTCAGCATTGAGCGTCAACCCCGGCGGGAGTGAGCCAGACGTAATCACAAATGTTCCTATCACGCCCTCCACTTCAATCGTCGCTGAGTAGGCTTCGCCACAGACACCATCCGGCAACGAATCAGTTGTAACCACACACGCGCATGGTTGGGCTTGATACGCCCAGGGATCAACGGGGCAACCACAGGTGATTGGCAAACACTCGGGCATTAGCTTGGTTCCTCCTGAGTTTGGTATGCGTTGATCCGAAGCTGTTTGATTCTGGCGTATCCCGTTACGGCCATTCGTATCTGCGCTTCAAACACGTTCCTGAGCAGGGTCTTGTTCACGCTATCAAAAACGTCAGCGGGTTGACGCGCATGAAGTTTGTTTCTGGCTTGCGGCACGTTCTCCTGAAACACCATGCAAGCGGTAATGTCCTCGCTGCATTGTTCAATCTTCGCGCACTCACTCCATTGCTGCCACGGCATCCAACATCCGTATCCAAGCGGTTTGTATTGCATGGTGAAATTAACCGAACCGTCCATTTCGTCAAAGAATGCGTCGCATGTTTCCAATTTGACCAAATTGAACTTGTTTCCAAAATCAAAGGCGCGAGTCTCAAATGACCAGTCAATGCGTTGCTCATTGTGGTCGAAGTGATCCCCGAGACTCAATTCCCAAACTGCGATTTCGTCATCACAATCCAAGACGTAAATGAAGCACCTCTCAACACCTTGATACCAACCGGTGACAATCTGGAGAATGTTCACGCCAACCCAAATCCCCTCCCAGCAAGGGGGCAGTCTTTGGCGTATGCTGCTGAGTAAATCAAAGTCCAGCACCGCGAGACCACGGTGGGCCACGCCTCGCGCACTTGGATAGGGCGAAACAGTTTCAAGCAAGCGGTTGTCGAACAAGACTCCGTTGGCGTGATTCAACAAATAGCGGTCGTCCCGATCAATGATTCTGGCCATTTCAGAACTGATTGGGGTCTGTCCCGGTTCACCAAAGAATCGAAGCGCATTTACGAGAGACCTGAATCCGTCTGGGGCGCGGTAATACAAATCTCCATTGACCTGGACAATACTGTTCTGACTTGTGGCGCCATAGTTCAACTGGATAAGCCGCTGCAAAGGCTGAGTCGTGTTTTTCCATGTGGTTCGATCCGGCGGCAGAGCCGTGGCAAACACCATATTGTTGGTCGTGATAATCGCCTCGCCCTGGCCAAGCACGGTATCCAGCCTCGTAATGGCCTTTATCCCCGTAATATCACCAGCACCAGCAGGCACTCCAAACGATCCGCCTTCGTTCAGGAACGTGTTCTCAGTGAACTTAAGGAGCGCGTCACGAAAGCCCAAAGCCGGCGTTCCACTGGGGCCAAACTCAATATCGCCAATGACGTATGTCCGGCCATTGGCCACAAACAAACGATTCATGATATACGCCATCTGCCGACCAACCGGGACTTCGTTTGCACCGGCTCTGCGCGAAGCCGAACCGTTGTAAATGAAAGCCTTGGTCTGCCCGTCTTGAATCAGGAAATAATTCTCAGCTTGAACAGTCCATGCCAGAGGCCGATTGGACGGGTTCAAATCACCAGCAATCGAAATATCCTGAACTGCCAGTGAATCCTTGCCAACTAGCGCACGAAACACCCTGCCGCCGTGCATGGAAATCAGGTAAAGATTATTGTCGTCGCCTTGATACGAGCCTACGACCTGGAAATTGCCTGTCTTGAAGTTGGCCTCTAGGTCTTCCTGTTCAGCGTTGAAATTGAGCGTGAGTTTGCGTAAGCCCGGTCGCGGCTTTGGCCAACCACCGCGCACCGTGCAATTGACCATGAAGGCGAGTTGATTGGGCGCGAGAAGATTCGTGGCGCGTCCCGAATCCATTCCCGACTCGCATGAGATTTGGCCGTCGCTTACGCGGAGTGGATCACGGACGGCCATTAGTCAAAGCGTTCTCCGAACATGAACACATTTGCGGTTCGCGCTGCGCCCTCTGCCGTGCCCACCCGAAATCTGATAGTCGTTGCCGTGAAAGTGTCCGTGCCAGCGACAGCTTGCAGCACCAACTCCATGTACTTCGTCGTCCCGGTCAATGTGCCGGATAACGCCTGATCTGCCGCAATTGCAATCCCAGTCCCCCCCGCGCCAGTAAACACCCCTAACGTCGCCGTGGTCACGGCCGCAGACGGATTCTCGACCAGAACCTTTGTTATCCGATAGCGACTGGCCTCAACCACAACGTCGTTGTCGCTGAGAGCCGAGTTCAGATCAACCGCAGCAACCGCCGCCAAAACACCGTAACGCGGCAGCACTTTCCCAAGTGTTGCCCGCATGTCCAAAGCAAGTACATCGTCGAGTAGCGTTCTGGCCAACGGGGTGAGCGTGGTCAACGCCCAAGTCTGTGCTGCTGTGGCATAGAGCATTCTATCTGCAATCGAAGCCAGTGCCGCAATCGAATCAAGATCAGCGTCCCATGCCTGAACATTCGCGCCAATCGCCACGCCAAGATTCGTTCTGGCTGTGGCGGCACTGGCCAAACCGCTGAGATTACCAGCCTTCGTCAGATAGTTGGCCGCCGTCTCAACCGCCATTGTGCCGAGGCCAAGATTGGTTCTGGACGCTGCAATATCGTCCACGTCAGAGAGATTGTTGGCGGACAACATATCGCCCGTTCCAGAAGCACCGTCTGTTCCCTTTATCCCGCCTGGGCTTATCTGTGAACCGCTTGGGATATTCGTAGTTGGAGCTGCATTCCCGGTGTACCCGAGATTGGTCAGAATCACCGATAGCGCAGTCGGTTTTGATACAACATCGTAATAACCTCCAACTTCAACAAACACTTTCTGGCCAACGACAAACCAGCCAGAGTCCAGAACCGCAACCGTGACATTGGCCGACACTGCTGGCTGAACAAATAAGGCTGTGGTAAACGTGGTGGCATTCTCGCCGTCGTCACCGACCAATGACGCAAGCCATTCTGCTTCAGTGCCGACAAAGCCATTCTCGACTGCAACTTCGTAGGCTGAGTCGCCTTGTGGGCCGGGAATATTTTCAACAATGGGGTCTGGACATTCAGAACAGCAGTCCGAAATATTTGTAAGTGTTGTGCTCATACGTGGACCCAATGTTTTCTGCCAGCCTTTCCGCCACGACGCATAGCTCTGCCAATTAAATGGCGCAGCATTCCAAAATGATTTTCTGCGGCAACGTGCGATGGGAATATTTGCCCGGTTTCAACACATTTAACTCGCTTGCATTTATTAGCATGGCGAGGCGAGTTAATCATTGCCAACCTGATTTTCTCGACAAGTTCTGGAGGTCTTGTTTTTCCAGTGTTGTGCTTATGGCAAGCAGAAATTCCTTTCAACCAAAAACGGTTTCCGTTTTTCTTGGCTCGTTCTAGTGCCTGAGACATTTTTAGTCTGGTTTCAGGAGTATGTTTCCTGCCAGTCCAGATTCGCCTTATCGTTTCAATCGAAAAAGCACTTCTTTTTCTGCCAATCCCGGCTTGCCTGATCTTTTCTCTTGCTTCATCAGTGTGCCTGTAGCCCGTCATGTTTGGGCCGCCGGTGCCGCCATCAGTTCTGTTTACCAGCCAACCGGAAGGTTTGAATAACTGAATCCAATACTTTTCTCGCCCTTGCCAATTATCGTTTGTGCACACTTCAAGTGGCCATATTAAAGGCTTTGAGCCGCCTCTCACAACTTTGTCCACCCAATCGTTTTTGTGAGTCTTTCGTCGATGTGTTTGTGTAATATGTTGGCTTAATCTTTGGCGCAACCGAATCTTTGTTTTCCCAATGTAACGAATCTTTGTTTTCTCGGCGGGATCAGACATCGCGTAGATGGTGCATTGGTCAGTGGCCATATTTTGCCATTAACGTAGGAACAATCTCTGTGATTGTCAAAGGTTATCGTTAACGCTACCGTTTAAGGACATGCCAAAAGAAGCCTATGGGCGCCAGTGGGAAGATCATTTGAATGATTTCGAGATCGACGCCATTGTCTTTAATAAGATGTCGCCTGAAAAGGTGGACAAGGCACAAGTCTTCAAGCGCATTGCCAGACGATTCTGGCCCACCAACGCCAAGCCTCCCAAAATGCCGTTTATCTGGCACCCGTGGGCGGACGACATGCTCCATGAGGCGTGCAAGACAAACTACCTCGCATTAAATGGGGGGGCTTGTGTTGCTGGAAACACGCGAATATTAAATCCGATAACGGGAGAAGAACCCACTATTGAGGAACTGTTTGAATCTCGGATTGCGCCGATGGTGATGACCTTGCACGGCCCTGCTCAGGCAAGCGTTCCGTTCATTAAGGGGACGGATGATTTATACGAAGTCGTGATGGAGAATGGCAAACGGTTTACCTCGACCGGAGAACATCGCGTTCTAACGCCAACCACTTTTTCTGCCGTTTCAACTCTGCTGCCCGGCTCACTCCTTTTCTTATACGAGCCAGTCCGTCCTCAGTCCACTTCGGACATTTCCCTTTCAGTTCATGCGCGAGATGTTCTGAGTTCTCAGAGAACAGTTGGAGATTTTCAGGAAGGTTGTCAGTTTTCACGCGATTACGATGGTGGACGACTTCTTCCGGGCGAAGATAACGGCCAATCATCTTTTCCATCACAAGCCGATGCTCAAGAATGTAAGGCGTGTTCTTGCGACGGTTGGGGTGGTTTGGACAGTACACGATTTTATAGCCGTCTTTGTCAATATGCACGCCGCCATTCCACTGACCTGACTTCTCTCCAGGAATATTCACGGGGAAATTCCTTGTTTCGCCTTCACGCCGGAGAAAATATTTCACGCGCACCCCTGTTGTTCCAACAGCGCGGGCGATTTCCTCTAGGTACGCACCCTCAGAGTTCATTTTCAAAACTAAATCTCTGTTCCTCATGCACGCGCCATTTCTCGGAACGACTATCCCAATCTTTCGGCCAACCACACCACGATCTTTCAAGCGGGACTGAACCAGTCTATGCGACAACCCGATTTCCCCAGCTATTTCCTTGGGGCGAAGCCCGGACTTCCAGAGTCGCACCATTTCGTCAACCATCTGCAACGTCTTTTTTCTCAGAGCCATGTTCAGACTTTACGGTATCGCAACAGAAGGTGCAAGGAATAAGTCGTATCAAACGAGGAAAGTTTTACGACCTGTCTGTTCCGGGGATTGAGCACTACTTTGCTGAAGGAGCAATCCACCATAATTCAAGCGGCAAAACTGAATTTGAAGCGGTGTGGGCGATTATCAATTGGGCAGTTGACCCGTCCAATACTTGTGTGCTCGTAACGTCAACTGGCATTAAGGAAGCACGCCAGCGTATTTGGGGATCAATTGTAAAATATTTCAACGCCGTTCCTGGACTGCCCGGCAAACTGCTGGATTCAATCGCCATGATCCGCACCGATGACGGCACGGGCAGACGTTACGATTCAAAGTGCGGTATTCACGTTGTCGCCGGTGATAAGTCCAAGGAAAAGGAAAACATTCAGAAGCTAATCGGTATTCACGTTCCCCGCGTATTCCTGATTGCGGACGAGTTGCCGGAACTGTCCCCGGCGCTGTACGAAGCCGCCATGACCAACCTTGCCACGGCACCAAAGTTTCAAATGATTGGGAGCGGAAACTTCAAATCAATTTACGATTCGTTCGGGACATTCTGCGAGCCAAAGGAAGGTTGGTTGAGCGTGGACGCAGACACAGAACGGTGGGAAACAAAAATGGGCGTGTGCCTCCACTTCAATGGTGAGAAAAGTCCCAACGTATTACTTGGTGAAGATAAATGGCCAATTTACGGTTGCAAAAATCTCGAACAACACCGGAAGCAACCCGGCCAGCACACAGCCGGTTACTGGCGCATGTGTATTTCCATGCCGAGCCAGGACGCGGAGGAAAACACGATTTATCCGGCTTCGGCGTTTATCAAAGGGCACGCACACGATAAGCCGACTTGGATTGAGACTCCGATTCCGGTTGCGTCGTTAGACCCAAGTTTTGTTTCCGGCGGCGACAGGGCTGTTGCCTGCTTTGGATTGTACGGCAAAGAGAAAAACGGCAAGATGGTGTTGGGATTTACAAAGGTGACGGAAATTAAAGAAGACCGACGAAATGATCGAGAAAGCAAAAGCGTTCAAATCGCAAAAAGATACAGGGCAATGTGTGAAGAAGAACACGTTGAACCTCAGAATGCGGCTTACGATGGTTCCGGTGGCGGCATTGTTTTTGGTGCTCTCCTTTCCGAACTTTGGTCTCCCAAACTTCTCTCAGTTCAATTTGGCGGCAGTGCGTCTGACTTGCTTGCGAACATGGGAGACAAAAGAACCGGGAAACAATCCTACGTCAATCGCGTTACCGAACTTTGGTTCACAGGTTTGGAATTTGTTCAATCGTCGCAAATTCGAGGGCTCCCGGGAAGCACGGCGAAAGAATTGCAAGCGCGACGGTACGAAACTTCTAAGCAGGGCGAATTTTTGAAAACCAAGATTGAAACGAAAGCCGAAATGAAAGTTCGCACCAACGGAAAAAGTCCAGACGAGGGCGATAGCGCAATGATATTGGTCGAGCTTTGCAGGAGAAGGTTTGGATTTACACCGGGAGGAATTGCTGGCGCCAGAACAAAGGTAAAGGACGTTTGGAAACAGAAGGTCTTGAGAACAAATGGCATTTTTGACAGCGACTCGCTTTATCAGCCAGAAGAAATGGTTGCGGTTTAACGATAAAGCCTTTAGGATACTGCAAATTCGTGAGAAAGATTCTCGACACAGCAACCGTTCCACCAGGCGGATATTTCGTTTATATCGACAAGGATAGCGGCTATCGACTCGCCCACCCGTATTACTTCGAGTTGAAGAAACAAGCAAAGTCCCACCGCGTTGCAAACGAGTTTCCAATCGGCACAAACTGGTCAGATGATTTTGATAACAATGTAGCTGAGAACACGACTTCTGCCGCGTCAGTGGAATACAAGCCGCCGACCATGCTGGAGAAAATGAGTGCCGTCAGTCGTGCGCTTTACAAGTTCGCACTAAGCGGATTCAAGGTTGTCTCTGATGAGGTGTTCGCACAGCGAAAGGCCATTTGTGAACAATGCGGTTTCTACGGTGGAGACACTGGAGTGCTTAAAATTTCATGCCGAGCCTGTGGTTGTTCGGGCGTTCATTTGCATATGGCCTCAAAGCATTGCGTGTTGAGTCCCCCAAAATGGTAATCCTATGGCACAAGAATACGACGATCAATTAGCCACGCTGGATAAGGACGGGCAACCGCCTGAGACACGGCTTGGTTCGGCTGAGAAAGCCCGGAACATTTATCAGATACTGTTGCAGGCCGATATTGACCGATCCAAGAGACGCGGTTTGGTCAAGGGCTTGGTGGACGGCAACCCGCCTTACAGCTCGGCCAGATTGCGGCAGGAAGGGCGTTCAGCGCAATGCAACGTCAACTGGCGTATAGCCGAGTCCTACCTGAACAATGCCCTTGGCGCGTTCTACGATATTTTCTCCGAAGCCCCAACGTATTGCACAGTCAGAACGAGCCACGGCAGCCGGGATCAACGCGAGGAATGGTCGGGGATTGAGACGGAGGAATTTGATCGTTCGCAAAAGGACGACGCCGGATTCGATTACACGCTGCAAATCTCGCAGCATGAGATGGTGCTGTACGGTAATGGCCCAGTGTTCTTCGAGGATTTCTACGACTGGCGCGGAAAGTCGATTCTTTGCGGGGCATTGAAAGTCCCTGAGCGCACCAAGAGCAATACAGACGACTGGGAACTGGCATTTCTCGAATGCGACTACATGCCGGACAAGATGTACGAGTTCATTCGCAACGAGAAGATGGCCAGGGTTGGCGGTTGGAATGTTGACGCCACAAAGGAGGCCATCATGAAAGCCAACCCGGATTATCTCCGGGGAGGTTATTATCGGACGTGGGAATGGCACCAGCAGGAACTGAAGAACGGCGCGTTTTATTATTCAGCCAGATCGAACGTCATTTCAACCGTGCATGTTTTCTTCAAGGAGTTCCCGAAGAAAGGCATGGATTCAGGCGGAATCTCGCATAAGATTTTCGTGGTCAATGACGACACCGGCAACAGGGAGTTCCTTTACGAGCGCGATAATCGGTTCAAGGATTGGCGCGAGTGCGTTCACCCAATGTATTACGATCACGGCGGAGGCGGATTCCACCATTCCGTAACCGGCATGGGGGTAAAAATGTATTCTGCAATGGAATACCAGAATCGCCTGCTGTGCAACCTAGCTGACAAAGCCTTTCTGCCGAAGGTCATGTTCAAACCGACCACGGCGGGGCAGGCGGAGGAATTCGCGGTTCAGCAGTTCACGGATTACGCCGTGCTCCGGGACGGTTATGATCTGGTTCAAACCCCAGTGCAAGGCGTTATAAACGACGCGCTCCTAATCAATCGTGAGGTAACCGGAATCATTGCTTCCAACCTGACCAGTTACCGTCAGAACATGGAGGAAAAGAGCGGGAATCCTGTCACAGCCACCGAGGTTCAAGCACGCATGGGCGAGCAGGCGCGGCTTGGGAAAACTCAACTGAACCGTTATTACGCGCAATTAGACCATCTCTACGCCGAGAAGTTCAGGCGCATTTGTAATCCGAACATTCCTTCATGGGCGCCCGGCGGCAAGGCTGCTCTGGATTTCCAGGAACGCTGCATGAAACGGGGTGTGCCCAAGGAAGCGTTGCTCAAGACTGAATCGGTCATTGCAACCCGTGTAGTCGGCCAGGGCAGCGCCTACATGCGGCAACAGGAACTTCAATTCCTGCTTGGGTTGGTCGCCATGTTCCCCGAGCAAGGGCGGGACAATCTCATTCGTGACATTGTTTCGTCCCGTGCCGGACAGTCTTTTGTTG